ACATATCGGTAGGGTCTATTAGAGTTGCCTCCTGTTGATATCCTAGCGGGTTTCTAGTCCTAGCTTCTTGTTCTGGGAAGCCTTCAACAGGCATATAGTCTTGAATATTTCCTGCAATTCCGAAACTTGGCTGTGGCGCTTGAGCTTGAGCTTGAGCTGGTTGCACATTAGCTAATACTGCTTCAAGCGAAGATGGAGCCATAATACCTTCAAAGGACGAAGGTGCTTGAGGCGCAAACCGTGATTCAAAGCCCCTCAAATCTAGGTTATTAGGTTGCGCTTGTTGTGGGGCGGTTGCATTTTTAGCTTTCGTATCAGCAATAAGACTCTTAGCCGTTTTCATTGCGTCACTTAACGACGAAGTAAATTGACCAATACCTTGCGCTATATTGCGCCCAAAGCCGCCATAAGTTTGACCTTGCGCCGCCATCTTATCGGTCGGCATCATCGCACCAACAGGTGTCCCCGCCATAAGTGATACGGGATCATTAGGGTCAGTAACTAGACCTGTTTTAGTTCCTGTTAATGCGCGAATACCTAACGCCGCTAATGGTCCTAAGAGACTAGAAGAAGCGGCCATAGCGAGATTATCCATACCTGAATAATTTGTATCGTAATCAGCTAATGTACCAAGAGCCGTTTCTTGGCCAGCGTTAGACGAAAAAATTCCAGATTGTAATCCCGGACGTACCATCCCGTCAAGCGACGTTGGTACATCTGAGCGATATCCCGGTTTACCTTGTTCGTTAAACGGATTAGCAAATAAACCGTATAAACCATCAGCTTGAGTAAAAGCGTTATTAGTCTGACTTGGACCAAAACTTACTTTACCGCTACCAATCCCTAAGTTCCCAAGAAATTTAGCTAGGCCATACCCAAACGCCTTTTTACCATAAGGGTTTGTTGCCGTAATATCATTAACTACATTATAAGTTTCTTTGGATACACGGCCTAGCGCATCGCGGTACGCTTGTCTATCATCATCTTTGCCGGGGTTGCCAAAGTCGTAACCACCCATATCAATGCCGGACGCTTTGGCAGCGGCGGCAGCTTCGTCTTGGGCGGCATCGTTGTCTTCGGACTCGGAATCGTATGCCACTAATATTCTCCTGAAGATCCATGGACCAAGGGCAACGATATATGAAAATAATAAAATTCGAAACTATTCTTTTATTTACATCTCAAAAAATATCCGCTCTAAATTTCCAAGATGATAAAACTCCCCGCCACTACAATCGGTCTTATTGGTGAACACATAACAGCAGCCGCCCTAATTACATTAGGCTGGAAAGTTTCGCTCGCCCAACAAGACCACCTCGACCTTGTTGCTTGGCACCCCGACATAGAAAACGAGTTTATACGAATCCAAGTCAAAACCTCGTTTTGTCGGGCGCAAAGTAAAAGTAGAAATCCTTGTTACCATTTTCAGAACGGCTCTGGTAGGTTTAAAAAAATTTTGGACCACCTCACAAAATACGACATCCTTGCTCACTGCGCCGCTGATCGTAGACGATGCCACTTTCAAGCTGCCCATACCGTGTTTAAAGTAACTGAGCGCTATCGCCCAGAACGCTTCGACGATCCATCCATCGAACAAGATTCTTGGACCAAGGCTCTTGAACACCTGCGCGATTACAAAAAATCTAGAAGCAGCTAGAAGGTTCCTACCTCCTTTTTTCTTGAATCATGGTCCTCTTATCAAAGTATGACTCTATATATTTAGGGTCGTCCCGAAAATTTTTGGCATATCGCCTAACAGCGTTAAGCCTTGCGACTTTATAAGAGGAGGTGCGCGAAAATAGGGGGGGGTCGGGGTAAAGAAAATCCCGCGCCGAAACGCTAACGGCACGGGACTCAAAACGCGGGGCGGGGCGGGGGCGTTAACCCCCGCGCCTAGGTTACGCGCCTATTTTTAACAGGCCGCTAGCTAGTAGCTTTTTGCGGTAGAAAGTTAAAATACGCGTCGCGCCTTGGGTAGTAGCTAATACGCTATCGGGCGCGTCCATAGCCTCGATAAGCGCGGCTTGGGTAGCCGAGCCGCCTAGCTGGTCCAAAACGTATAGGATAGCTTGGGCTTGGGGCGGTAGCGGCTTTTCTAAAGCGGCTAGCTTTTCGACCGCGTCAGACGCAAGCGCTAGCTTAACCCCGTTACGGCCTTTAGGCGACGGGGCAGGGATACCGCAACGCGCCACAGACTTAGGGTCGACGGTAGGGGTTACGGTAGCGTTAGTAGTAGGCTTAGAAATTTTAGTCATAGCTTTCTCTCTTTCTAAACGGGCCGGGAACCGCCCCGACCAACACAAACTATTATAGCGATTTTTATACTATAGTAAACCCCCTAATTATACTTTATTTATTATCAGCTGATAGCTTATAGCTATACTATAGTAAGAGCGAATACGAGTCAGTCAAACAAACAAATGAGTCAGTCAGTCAAAGCACGTGTACAAAAAAGCGAGCGAGTGAGAGCCACGCGCACGTGCGAAGTAATTATGATGATGAAGAGGGGAGAGGAAGGGCCGAAGCCCTTCCAATCAATGTTTGTCCATTTCGTCCAAGACGCTGGCAATAAAGCACCAATATCCAATAACAAGGATAGCCCAGAATATGAAGAGAGCAGTCAGCGTTCCCATTAGACAGTCTCCTCAAGGCGGTCCTCGTCACAATGCACACTGCGCCACTCAGCATAAGGCGCAAGCACCTGACGCATGCGTTTAATAGCATCGGTGTCGCAAAGACAGTCTTTGATCTTAGCGTAGATCATTTCATCGTTCCAACAGTGAACTAGAATGTCCCATGCGCCATAAGAATAGAACTCTTCAGCATGCGCACGGACACTGCTGATCATAGCCGCAGCGTCCTCTGAAAAAGCATTGCCAGATTTGACAATCAGATCACCGTTTTCGTCGAGTGTTACATATGACATAGCGTCCTCCTTAACGCGGTTAACGTACACATATTATAGTATGGAACGCTCGCGAAGTATACAACAAAATAGTCAAAGCTCCGGGCGAGTCAATCAGTCAGTGAGACAGTCAATCAAAAGGGGTTTATTGAATCAATGGTTATTGATTCAATATGCGCGTGCAAAGTCAAAATGATGATGAAGAGTGGTATGATGAAGTCACCCATCAGTCAATCACTCAAAGCTGACGGGATGAAGAAGGGCGGTCAGCGAACCGACCGCCCATGGGAGATTAGTCAAGCTTGATGAACTGGTCTTCAACCAACAGCTTGCGATAGAAGTCATAAATACGCTTTGGTGTTTGCTGGGTCTTGAGACCGTTGTCGAGCAGCGCGTCAACAACCTCACCCTGAGTGGCAGAACCGCCAAGCGCGTCGAGCGTATTCAAGATGACCATCGCCTGAGGAGGCAGCTTGCGATTAGCAGGGACATCCTTAGTCAAGAGAGTGACCTTGCGGCCATTGAACCCGTTGACAGCTGGACGTGGAATGCCAGAGTTGCCGACTGGTGAAACAGCTTGCAGCTTTGGAGCTGGCTTGGCAGCTTTCGCAGGAGCTGTTGAAGATGATACTTTTTTGTTTGCTTGTGCCATGATGGCCTCCATTCTACTTTCTAATTGGTCGAGCACCCCGCTCTAACCATGCTCTTAATATAGTATAGTAAAGCAGAGAAGTAAAGTACAAAATACTGCAAAATACTGAACGTTAGTCAAAGCCCCAGAGACCAGGGCCAGTCAATCAATGAGTCAATCAATCAGATCCTCAGCTTAGTTTCAAGTGAGTCAGTCAAGCAAACGTCAGCCAAAAACTGAGGCCAATCAATCGGCGCACTGTACGAGAATGCTATTGTTGATGAAACACCGTCCTCCATTAGTCTCAGTGCATCACCACCGCGATGGAGCGTCAATGCTTTCTGTGATGAATCAGCCACCAGTATCCAGGACCTGCCTCCTGCCGCCGCGCGACGCATGTGCCAAGAAACTTGAAACGGAGACAGTGAAACAGCATTATTCGTGGTGCATTTGAGCTCAAGCCAAAACTCATGGCCCCCATAACACGCGTTGACGTCAGGCACCCCCTGCTGGAGCGCTCCCGTCTCGATCCTTTGCCAATGGACCTTGGTCAGATTGTTCTTCAGGGCTTGGTACAAATTCTTCTCTGTATGGTACATCGTTCAACACCTTCATGTTGCTTCCGTCAAGTAACTGCTGTAACCTTGACTTTAGTTCGTCGTCTGACATTGTTTCAACCTTTGAAACAGTGACCTCCTTCTTCTCAATATACAGGCCAGCCGCCCGACCTCTTGAGACCTCCGCGCTAATAGCCGAGGATATTTGACCCGAATCACGGGCTTCATCCCGTAAGAGGGAAAGTTCAGTAAGATGCGACTCCATCGACACAGCCGCCCGTTCATGCTCCTTTTTCATCAAGTCGATGATATGATTAGCGATGAGCGGATTTCTGCGAAGTAGAGCAGATCCTTGAGCTTTTGCGCCAAATTTATGTTTTGTGAAACCTGCACGGCGAGCAGCTTCAGCGCCCGACATCCCCTGTACATACAGTTGACAAAACTTTTTGTGCTTTGGTTGCAGGGGACGGTGTTTCTTACCATCAGGCGTTACCCAGTAGTTGCCACATTCTGATGGCTCTACGGGCGTATATTCAAGGGAATCCAATGTGGTTACGTCAGTCTTCACTAGTGTCCTCCAAAATACTTACCAAAGTATATATACCAGTGAATCTTACCCAGAGCAAGCAAAACTCTCTCGCGACGGCTTATCGTTTCTATGACATTTGTAACCCTATGATTTATACCATAGTAAATCTCATAGTCCAAGGTCCATGGTACAAGAGCCTTACAGCAAGCATTATGACATTATGAGATTATGATGTAGGTTTACGTGAACGAGTCACTCAAACCTGTGGGAAAAGCATTGGGGGCAAAAAGCCCCCAACATAATTAGTTAGTTTTCGTAAGGTCGTTTGTTACTCTTGACGAAATGGACGAATAAAACTTGTTGAGAGCTTCTTCAAGAATATCGGCAAGGCTCACCCAGCCGCCGACTTGTTGGGGGATATCGTTCTCATCAAGAATGGCTATTTCGAATGTTTCAAGGTCGATAGACAAAGCATAATGACTTTCGGGCCACCGCTCTTCGTCATCGAGTTTTTCTACCCACTCACCAATGCTAGAATAATTAGCAGGGAGAATACCCATAAAGGTGAGCATAAAGTCCGCATCATCGCGGAATGCATATAACGCTTTCATTATGCTGCCTCCTCGATCTGCATAAAAGCAGGAAGCCTAACCTTGAACCACTCATCCGCGCCATAACGCCAAAGTTCGAAGGTGCGCAAATCAAGAGCGTAATACCGATACCAAACTTCACCGTCACAAAACTCTTGGTGTTCGGCGATCACTGGATCGATAGCTTCCTTACAGAGGTGAATACCGCTGTGGAAATCGAAGTCTGTGAAGTTGTCTAAAGATGACTGAGTATATAATGCAAACATGACCTAGTCCTTTCTTGCTGGTCGATGACGGGACGCTACCCGCCTACCATTATAATATAGTATACAAAGTAAAAGAATACTATCTCAAAACACTGGGTCTATTTGACCTCCTCAGGAGTGAAAGTGATAACATTGCTTTTACCTTCGGGCTGGAAGACCATATCGCCAATATAGTCCCAGTCATCGTGGTCGTAGAAATAACAAAAGCACGTCATTTCCATAGCGTGAATAGCAACTGGCAGACAGTCCAAGGGCCAAGTACCAATGTCGGCGAGCGAATTGACATAGGTGCTGCAATCATTAAGTGAAAGGAACATGCCGCCCATAAAGCGACGTTCATGCGTTTCGATATTTTCGGCGTACAGTGTATAGAGCATATCAACCTCCAAGAACGAAAAGGTTCGCCCCTGTGAAGGGAGAGGACACAGGGGCGATCAAACTATGCAGCTTCGGCGTACTCGATAGCTTTTGCGAGAGCCTTGGCTTTGCGGTTAGCGCCAGCACCGAACCACGCTGAGTGGAGGCTGTTA